AGAAAAGATTAACGTCGAGGATTTGATTGACCAAATGATTGATGATCATATGGAAGGTGAGAGTACCGATGATGGTGACGGCGAAGAAATTGACGGTAGCGGTAAGGGCAAAAAGCGTCCCAAGATGAGTCCTGAGGAGCGTGAGCGAGTCCGTCAGGAAGTCAAACAGGCTATCATCAATGCCGCACAAGGTGCAGAAGCAGGTTCTGTTCCTAAAGGTGTTGAGCGGTTGATCAAACATCATACTAATCCAGTAATGCCTTGGCGTGAGTTGATTCAAACTAACTTGACCAGTTCTATTCGTACCGACTTTAGTTTTATTCGCCCTAATCGTCGCGGTTGGCACATGGATGCTATCATGCCTGGTATGACCCCGGGTGAAGAAATTGATGTTGTGGTTAGCCTTGATATGTCAGGGTCTATCACTGATAAACAAGGACAGGCATTCTTAGGTGAGATTGCAGGTATGATGGATGCCTTTGATGGATACAAAGTACATGTATTCTGTTTTGATACAGAAATCTACAATCCACAAGACTTTACCAGCGAGAACCTAGATTCAATTGATTCATACGAACCAGTTGGTGGCGGTGGTACTGACTTTGATGCTATCTTCGGCTATCTTAAAGAAAACGCAATCGAACCAAAACGTTTGATTGTATTTACAGATGGTTATCCTTGCGGTAGTTGGGGAGATCCTGACTATTGCGATACGACTTGGATCATTCATGGTGATAAGGATCCGAACCCCCCGTTTGGGACTTTCGCTATCTATGACGAGAAGTGACCTGATATATGAATCCCCCGATAAGGGGGAAACTATATATGCTAGGAAAGCAGGATCCACTGAAAGAGTATTACTATCGATGAGTGAAAAGGCTTGGTCCCGTATCAATGAACAGGAACAAGCCGAAGTTTGGAAAGATATTAGAGCATTGGCAAAGACTAATCCATCATTGAATGATGTTTTGGATAGATTGTTAGTAGTATATAACCTTATCAAAAAAGAAAACTTATGATGTATATTGGTAATAGTTTGGGTGGTTGCTTGCAGAGTATCCTACGCGGCGAAGTGTCCGAGGACCAAGTTTTGATGATTATTACTAGGACTAAGTGTGAAACCTATGAGCAGTATATTGGGGTAATTAAGTTGTATTATGATGAAGGTAATCAGTACGCTAGGAATTCCCAAAGATATGACTTCTCAAAATTTGATTTTGAAACCGTTATGGAGTTGGCTTCCAAACTTTATAATTCAGGCAGGATCCATCAACCTAGATTGTACTCAGAGAGTAAGTATTTGCCTATTACCTTTGCTTTTAAAGACCTTTGGTTAGAAGTAGTGCCAACCAATAATAACTCTTCACCCGCAGTAGTAGATGCGTATGAAAAATATAAAATGCTAGCCACACTAACTCAATGACATTCCTTGATCCCATAACTTGGTTTACTTACCGTCGATTAGAGTTTAAGCCAACACATTTTGTATTGGCTAAAACCCCGGTAACTGCTAAGTCTATGGCATGGATAGCTACCACGCTTAACGGTAGGTATTCACTAGTTACTATAATGGATGAGGATTATCAAAAATTTCAAGTTCCTGCGTTTGAAGATCCAGGAGAAGCAGTATTATATGAACTAACTTGGTCATAATAAATTTTTACTATACAACAGAAATCAATTAAATAATTACATAATCAGGAGATTAATATGAGTTTCTTAAGACATGTAGGCAAACACGGTGATCGTAAAATAGCAGTTATCTTTAGGGAGGTCCCTGGAGAGCCACATATGTGTTTGGTAACATACACTGAAACATTGAATATGCACGTTCATGATCCTATGATCCAATGCATTGAAAGTGATATTGGGCAATCAAGTCAAAACCTAGCAGACGCACTAAATAGGACTTATACCAAAGATGGTAAACCTATTCTTCATGTACTTCACCATGAAGGTCAACTTAAAAAGGTTAATACAGAACAAATTGTAATGACCCCTCAACCTAATACTAGAATCAAACTGAATGAATTAAACAAGATTCTAAACGAAATGCAACAAGGTGAGGATGCTGTTCGTAGATTAGCCGAAATGGATAAGAGCATGGGATTGCAAGATCCGGCTGATGTAGTCCGTAGAATGCGTGGTCCACAACCTGGTGTTCAAGGATCAGGTGATATTTTAGGTGATACATCATTAGCACAACAGAGAATTGAACAAGCACAAAAAATGGAACGTGAGGCACAGGGGCTATTAGCTGAATCAAAGCGTTTAATGGATGAGGCTAAATCATTAGATCCAAGTGTTGGTACATCAACCATGCCAGTCATTGAAACTAAACCAGTTAAAGCAAGAAAACCAAGAGCGAAAGTTAGTGCATAATGTCACCTGAATTTATATCCAAATGGGAACACATCCTTGAGGATGTTGAAAAGCAAAAAATACCCGTGCAATTTATTAAAAAAATAGTTATTAAATTGCAAGGCATGGGTAGAAAACAGCAAACAATCAACATTGAGAAGTTTTTAAATCAAGGATTGGACCCAGATCAAATTGAAGAAGCGGTAAGCAGGAAGCTTCAAGAACTAGACGATACTATTACCAGTGTAGAGTTTATTCTTAATGTTCAAAGCATTGCCGATACGGTTCAACCTACTACAGATGAGTTATTGAAAAATTTATGAATTTGATTGTGGCCTGTGATCCAAAAGGTGGTATTGGATATCTGAACAAATTACCCTGGAGTAAAATCGAGGGTGATTTGCTACGCTTCAAAAGACTAACACAAGATAAAACCGTTGTTATGGGCCGTAATACTTGGGATAGTCTTCCAATGAAACCATTACCTAACAGGTTTAATGTTGTAGTAACTACCAAACCAATCCAGTTACCTGCCAATGTTAAAACTATTTCAAATTTAAATGATTTAAAATATTTTCACGAACCATGGATAATGGGTGGTGCAGCACTAATCAGATCCTGTTGGGAAAAAATTAATAAAATTCATTTGACTAAAACCTTTGTTGAATATGCCTGTGATACTTTTATAGATTTAAGAAAATTACACGGCGAGTTTAGAATTTCGCATGAAGAGATTCATAGCGATCATGTATATGAAATTTGGGATAGAGATTATCCCGACTATTGGAAATAAATGTGAAATTATACTTAGAGTTACTTAAAGATATACTAGATAACGGTGATGATAAAGACGATAGAACTGGTGTAGGAACTATATCGGTATTTGGTAGACAATTACGATTTGATTTACGCAAGGGATTTCCCGCTGTTACTACTAAAAAACTAGCATGGAAAGCCTGTGTAGGTGAATTGCTATGGTTTATCGAAGGTAGTGGGGATGAACGCAGATTAGCAGAGATAACACATGGTACTAGAGATGGCACTGTTACTATTTGGACTCCAAATGCTTTGGCATCTTATTGGAAACCTAAAGCCAAGTTTGAAGGGGATTTGGGTAGAGTATATGGAGTACAATGGCGAGATTGGGTAACCAATTCAAGGCATATTGACCAATTGACAAATTTGTTAGAAGGATTGAAATCAGATCCTAGTGGTCGCAGACATATTCTTAGTGCATGGAATGTTGGCGAATTAGATCAAATGGCATTGCCACCTTGTCATGTTATGAGTCAATTCTATGTGAACAAGAACCGTGAATTAAGTTGTCATATGTATCAGAGGTCAGTGGATGTTTTCTTAGGTCTACCCTTTAATATTGCTAGTTATGCATTGCTAACTCATTTGATTGCCCATCATTGTGGTTATAAAGTTGGTGAATTAATTATCAGTACCGGTGATACACATATCTATACCAATCATGTTGAACAGGTTAAAGAACAATTATCCCGTGATCCATTGCCCTTACCTACATTAATGCTACCTGTAGAAAAGAAAGATATTTTTGAAATGACTATGAATGATATTCATTTAGAAGGATATACTAGTCATGAACCAATCAAAGCGGAAATGGCTGTATGAAAGACTATATAGAAACCAAGGTACATTACTTCAGAGTAGGTGATGCAGAAGATCCTGATATCTATGCCGCTCAACCTCTTTGGGAATTCCAACAATCAGAAAAAGGTAAGTGGATTATGGAAAATTCTATAGAAACACCTACTTGGCATAGACATGTAGATCATAATACATTTGGGTATGGTTATTATGTTACCGCTAAATTGCCTAAAGAAAAATATACATTTTTCAAACTTAAGTTTGATTAATTGATTCCCGTAGATAAATACGGGCATGTGGATCTTATCTGTTTTACCTAGTTACGCTATACATGGTTTATTAACTGTTGGTATTATTGGTGTAATTCTAGGCTTTGTATTAGGGTTTATACCACTTGTTGGCAAGTATAAACTCCCTATTCAAATTATCAGTATATTCGTACTAACACTTGCCTTATACTTAGAAGGTGGGTTAGAAAATGAACGCATATGGCAATCGAAAGTAAAAGAAGTAGAAGCTAAAGTTGCTGTATCAGAAGTCAAAGCTGTAGAAAAAACTGTAGAAATACAAGAAAAGATTGTAAACAAAACCAAAGTCATCAAACAAAAGGGCGATGATATAATAAAATATATTGATAATGAAATAATTAAAAAAGAAGAGATTATCAAGTATATAGAAAATTGTCCAGTGCCACAAGAAATCATTGAACAGCATAATAAGATTGTAAACTTATCTAGTCAATCCTCAGGAGAGAAGAAATGAGGAAACTAATACCATTAGTATTATTATTGTCAGCCTGTGCTACGACTCCTGTTCCAATAGAGCGTAAATTTCCTCCGTACCCTAAAGCATTATCAGAAAAATGTGAACCATTAAAAACTATAGAGCCTACTGACAAAGTGGCTATTACGGATATGTTAAAGATAGTAGTTGAAAACTATGTCAGATACTATAATTGTGCTACCAAAGTTGAGGGTTGGCAAGAATGGTATACTGAGCAGAAAAAAATCTTTGAAGATATAAAATAATTCTCAGATTACAAAAGCCTGTTGTGTGATAAATACTATATAGATTTGGAACATAGACATGGCCACAATTGAAGTCATTAATGTAGGGGCAACAGCCAATGATGGCGACGGTGATCCTTTACGCACTGCCTTTCAAAAGGTAAATAATAACTTTGCGAATATTAATGCAGTAAATTTCTCTACTCTACAAAGTATTACTGTTGGTGTAGATCCGCAATTAATTTTAAGTACGCCTGCAAATGCTTTTACACAAGCCACTATGCAGATTAACTCTAGTAATGTTCTTAATGATGATAGTCAAAATATCATCATATATTCTGCTATTAATAATAGTTTAACTGATGTTAATTGGACCGATCAAAGTCAGCAATATTTTGGAAATCTTGTAACAGAATATGATATGATAGTGGAAAATGGTAATGTTAATTTATATGCTCTTCCATTAGGCAATTCAGCAAATACAACTTTAGTTCATTTTATTTCTTATCAGATAACATTCAATGCTATAGTACCTGGAAGCATATTAACTCTGACACAAGATACTGATTATGAGTTAGTAACCAACAATGGATTAATAATTACCACATGAGAGCAAAAGAATTTATTACCGAGCAACGGTTAGATCAAGTTCACGATGGTTTGGACGTAGCATCCATGGCTCTTCCTAATACATATGTTATTCCAAAGTTAAAAAATAGTGACTTCTATGATTTATATCGTTTTGGTGTAGCAATTGCCGCAGTAAGAGGCGAAAGCGGTACTGACAATGTACAAAATAGTTATAAGCCTGATTTTAGAGCAGAAAGCAGTTGGGGAGAACATCAAGTAGTATCCTCAGAGTTTGATAAAGACATTGGTAAAACTATTGACCAAGCATTAAAGAAAGTTGGCAAATCCGGCAAGAAATTAGTAAGTACTCTTGGAAGTGATGAGATGGATGATACTGAATTCAACTCTCCAATTAAAGCCTTTAAGGGATATAAAAAATGAGAGCGAGTGAATTTTTAGCAGAAGGTGATGGCAAATTAAATCATAACCATGCACAAGCATCTAAGGGAATTTATAAAGTTCGTGATCGGGGTGGTTATGATCGTACCTATCACATAAACCGTTTAATGATGGCTGCTGCTATGGCTGATGGTAAGAGCCAAGATGCTGTTACAATGGACAATGCTAGTTTTGTTGAAAAATATAACTCTGTTCATCCATATACCGAAGAAGAATATAATATGCTTATTTCCGCAACAAAGACTATCCCAACAGAAAAACATGAGGTTGTTCCTTATTCTAAGAGCCAAGAACCTGAAGATACTAATACCAAAAGTATTGCTGTAGGATTTAAGGGCTATAAAAAATAATTTATCCTGCGTTTGCGAATAAATATATGCATGGAGACTGTTGCGTATGTATACAAGTGGACTCATGTACCTACTGGAAAATGGTATATAGGATCACGCACTAGATCGGGCTTTGGAAAAATACAGTCCGATGAATGGAAACTAAAAAATAGTATAGCCAATTCAGGTAAACCCAAACCACAACTTAATTGCCCACATTGCGGAGTTACAGGTGGTACTGGGGTCATGTCTAGATGGCATTTTAATAACTGTAAACAAAAGAAAGACTAACCATGATTGATGTTAACCAAATTTTTGACACTGTTAAACTTAAATTTTATTATGAATATTTAGTAAACTGTCATATCTATAGCGAAG